TCGTAGATGATCTTATTCATTTCCGATTTAAAAAGGCCTTTCAGGACGGTAAAAAAATGTTCAGTGAATTTAAAGATGATGTTACATCCGGAATGGTTGATTCCATTAAGAAGGGCGCTGATGCGGCTGCAAATAGTGAGTTTAAATTCGCAAATCTTTTAAAATTTAGTACCGGCCAGGAGGGCCCCAGTAAAACCGGTGAAGGCAAAGAGGCCAGAGGTGGTGTTACCCAAAATGCATTTAATACCTCAGCACTGGCAGGTGCCAAAGGCGGTCTGGGGGAAGCCAAAGTGATCAACATTCATATTGACACTATGCAGAAAGTTACCGTTGCGACGGCAAAGGATCTGAAGGCCCGCGGCCAGGATGCTGTTGAAGTAATGCTTCGGACATTGAACAATATTGCATATAGTCAATCAACTCAGTAATGGCAATATTTTTTATAAAAGACGCCAAAGATCCGAACATCCACTACCATGGTAAGGTATTACCAAAGGATGCAAAGAAGCCAGTGCTGGCTTCCGGAGATACTGCAGGTAATGATCCTGATATCAATTATAACGGGAGCCAGCTACCTCGGGATAAGAAACAATTTGTGCCTCCGCAAAAGGATCTTACTAACAATCCCAGTCTGGTAATAATTGGGGGAATAACCCTTCCTGCTGATACAGCGATTTACGTCAGCGGCCAAAAGGTGCTGGCTCAAAGTAAGATCCTGGATGGAGTTGCTGTAATTGAAAGGATAATGCGACAGCCTTATGAACTGGAATTCGAATGTGTTATAAGGCAGGCTAATGACGACAATACCGGGTATATATTTCCGCAAGCGGAACTGGATAACGTTTGGTCAAAAATATGGCTCCCGGATTCGGTTCTTCCGATCCAAAATACCTATTTGAACAAACTGGGCATCCAGGAAATAATCATAGAATCCATTACCCCTACCACGGTGCGCGGATCTAAAAACATTCCTTTGCGAATCCGCGGATATGAAAACGTGCCAGGCGCAACCATAATTATTCAATAATGTATTTTAACGCAAAAATATTGGTTACTATTGGAGATAAAGAGCTGAAAACCGTTGTGTCTGTCAGCGCTAAGAATGATAGTGCCCATATTGGTGCGGAGTGTGACCTGGTAGTGCCCCTGAATTGTAGGATTCAGTATACGAATGGCAAACATGATTTTCTTACCGATTATCCCAAAAACCTGTTTCAGGCTGGCGATGCAGTAATTATTAAGGCGAAGTATGAAGGATTCGACTGGATCGAAGTGTTTACCGGTTTTGTTTTCGAGTTTATTGAAGGAACCCCGGTAACAATTAAATGCACTGATTATCTGTACTTCCTGAATAAAGGCATCTTCGGCAGCCAGCGGTTATTGCTCAAAAAAAATAAAAAGTCAAAAATTTCCACACCGAGCGTGGGCGCCTCTTTCAAAAGCATCACGTTAAAGAACCTTTGTCAGAAGCTAATTGATTTTACCAACGATACCATCGACCATGAAGCCAGTAATACTGATCATATTTCCCTGTTATTACCGGTCCCTGATCTGACTCTCCAAAATATCACATTCGCCATGATGTCCCCAGCCGCCATCCTGGAATGGTTAAAAAAGGAAATAGGTATCAACATAAGCCTGCAGGGAAATAAACTGTATGTAAATGTAGCCTCAAATACCCTGAATACCGTTAAATACCGGACCGATCGTAATGTAATTGGGAGTGACCTGCAGAAGCCAGCTGCAGTTTATCAATCTTATAAAGTAAAGGCCTGGTTTATCAGGGAAGATGGGACCAGGGACAGCTTTGAGGTTGGTGACAGTAATGGCACCATGCGGGAAGTCTTCTTTTACCGGATCAAGCGCGACCAGGCCTTATATCAGAAGATGGCAAACGAGGCCCTGGCAAAAGTGAAGCAGCAAAAATATAGTGGAAGCATTGATACCTTGCTTTATCCAGATTGCAATTTATTCGATGAGGCGGATTATGTTGATATCAGGTATCCGGCACGATCTGCCAATTATGTGATCCATGGTATTGATATCACATTGGATGAAACCGGTTTTCACCGAAAACTTAAACTTTCATTTTTGACTGAAGTATGAAAGGATATGATAAGGACGCTGAATTATCAAATGCCCTTATTCGCACAATTAAAGGCGCAACAAGGGGGCATAATGTTATTGATGGCATTGTAGAGGATGTTAACGAAACAGCTTTTACCTGCAGTGTCAGCGTTGGTGATACAACAAATCCGGCTACCTATTTTGATGTTCCGCTGCGAGTATTGAAAAGTCAGCAGGCCTCAATAATTGAAATCCCTAAAGTTGGCACTGGGGTAATCATTTGTTTTAGGGATGGCAATTTGGGCAGACCGCAAATCCTGGCCATTCATGAAGCGCTAAAGATTTTAGTAATTTGCGATGACATAGAATTTACCAGTAATAAGATAGTCTTTAATAACGGGCAACTCGGAGGTATGGTGAAAGTACAGGACCTGGTAAATAAGCTCAATACATTAGAACAAGATCTCAATACCTTGAAAACTGTTTTTTCAGGATGGTCCCCTGTTCCAAATGATGGTGGAGCTGCATTAAAGGCTGCCGCCGGCACCTGGTTCAGTCAGCATATTACACCAACACAGAAATCCGACCTGGAAAACACCAAGATAAAGCAGTAGCATGTTTGACATTCTGTTTGACATAGTGACCCGTGAGATTGTGATGAAGAACAATGACTTCGCCACAACAACAAATCCATCGGTTCAAAACGGGGGCATTCTGCTTTATTCCCGCTGCGCAAATCTCGGTCAGCCAATGTCCGGCATCGGGATGGAGGAAGTGATGGGGGCAGATATGACAAAAACTGCGTACGAGATGAATCGCTGGCAGCAAATGGCAAAAGATGACGGCGCCACAATTGCAAAATGGTCAGCTTCACCTGCAGCAGGAAACCAGGTAGCAATAGAAACGGAGGTGAGCTATGAGTAGCTACATAGTAAAGCAAGGTGAAACAATTGGTGATGTAGTTCTGAATGCCACTGGATCATTGAGTAACTGGGATGCGATTTTGGAAGCAAATGGCGCAAAATCATGGATCCCCGATTTGGTTGCCGGTATGGTCATGAAAATACCAGATGCTTCACCCATCGATCCAAATACAAAAAGGCAATTAGCAGGCTATCCGGCATGCAATGCTTCCATTAATGATGTGTATCAGAAAATTGGGAATGTATTCGACACTATTAACAATAACTGGATATTGGCAACAGGGTTTTGGCGTGATCCTGCCGTTTGGATTGATACAAAAAACTGGATAGACTAAAAATTATGGCACAACAAACCATAAATAATGGCGAGAGCGGATTATCAGTGCGCAATAAGCTGAATAATATGTTCGGCGAGCTCTATAATTCATTGGTGATCCCAATGAAATTAACCGGGGTTAGTGCTAACACAGCACTGGCACTGCCCGCAAATTCTTATGTTAAAGCAATTTATGTTTCGAAAGTTACTGGTTCCCCTACAGTTCGGTTAGGGACTGCCCCGAATGGTCAGGATATAATGCCTGATACTGTGATAGGCGCTTTTAACCAGGTAACAGTCGAGCAGTATTTTGCGACCCTTACATCCTTATACATAACAATAACCGGCGGTGGATCGATAAACATCAGAGTGGATATCCTGTATAACTTCTATTAATGGCAACAAAGGACACCATATTAGCGAACTTGATTGCTCTGGGTTTTGATAACGCCAGCGCTTCTGCCATTTATAACAAACAGGCGGAGGCCTTGGGCCTGGTTGTTGATACCACTCTCACAGAGATTGGTAATTCTGAAAACCGGATATTCAACATTATTAACACGCAGAGGTATGGCAAAAGCGGTTATTACACTGGTATCGCCCTGGCATTTCAGCTTGGTGATAACCTGGTTGTGGATCCGGTAACACTGGATTATATCTATGAAACGATCGACGATACAAAGAAGATCATCAACCAGGCAGCTTTTGAAGAGCTGGTATCCGGCGCTTCTTCCCAACTATTTTTAAAGATCGCTACCCTGAATGCTACAACCGGCCTACTGGAACCATTAACAACTGATGAGCTGGCCGCATTCACAACTTATTTTGGAAATTTTGAAATACCAGGCCTGCCGATCAGTATTATCAATACGCCAGGGAATATCCTTTTCTTCAATGCGAAGGCTACGGTTTTTGCAACCTATGACCTACCCACTTTGAAGACAAACCTGCTGAATGCATTGAATGCGTTTCGCGACTCGTTTACTTTCAATGGTGAGTTCTATGCCGGCGACCTGCAGGAT